GTAATCTTGCCACCTATACCACCTATACCATTTACACCTCTACCAACTCTACCACCTCTACCCGCATTTCCAATTGAACTAGTTTTTCATACCGGTTCCATATTAAACTATCAATATGCTGTATTGGGAGCTATAGATACGATGGGAGATGTGGGCCTATATGACGCTTAACGAGGTAATCTAAATAATCTTATGGCAATCATAGCAAGAGACCCGAACTACTCAGATTTGGACTTAGATTTCATCGCACACCCTACCACGGGTGATGTGGTTAAAAAGTATGGTGATGACGCAATCAAGCGTTCAATACGCAACTTGGTAATGACAAATTTCTACGATAAACCATTTAGACCTGGAATCGGTTCTAATGTAACGAAACTGTTGTTTGAGAATGCTACACCTATTGTGAAAAATCTCATTCAAGATGCCATCAATGAGATGGTGGTTAACTATGAACCAAGAATTAGGATTAGAAAAATTAATGCTGATTTCAGTGAATCCGACAATGGTTATAATGTTACCATCTATTACACCATTGTCAATACAAGCCAACCAGTAACTATAAACCTTTTCTTAGAGAGAATCCGTTAAGATGGCGATTACAGCAAATACAGCACTCAGAGTTTCAGACCTAGACTTTGGTTCAATCAAAGAGAATTTAAAAAACTACCTTCGTAGCCAGTCAGAGTTTCAAGACTTTGACTTTGAAGGCTCAGGTATGTCTGTTTTGCTTGATATCTTAGCATATAACACCCACTATCAAGGCTACTATCTGAATATGGTGGCTAATGAAATGTTCCTCGATACGGCTCAACTTCGTAGTTCTATCGTCTCACACGCTAAGATGATCAACTATACGCCTATGAGCAAGAGAGCCGCTAAGGCTATCGTTGATGTTAAAGTTAGACCTTCAGTTTCAGAAGATCAGGTAACAAATGTATTAACACTACCAAAATATAAAAGATTTTTAGGTGCGGATATTGATGGCCACAACTATGTTTTCGTAACACTGACAGCTAACGTAGCACCTAAAGTAGCCGGCACCTTTACATTCAGCAATGTATCCATATATCAGGGTGATGTTGTCACACGACAATATGTAATGACACCGACAAATACCAAAAGAATGTTTTCTTTACCAACGGCCAACATCGATACGTCCACACTTACAGTTACCGTTCAAGAGTCTACAACAAATACGTCCACAAAAGAATATTTTTATGTTGATGATATTACAAGAATTTCGTCAACAAGTGAAGTGTTTTTTATAGAAGAAGGACCGTCACAAAATTATATCCTATACTTTGGTGATGGCGTTGTAGGTAAACAACCTAAAGTTGGTAGTATCATCACAACAACCTATATCGATACCGCCGGCACCAGAGGTAACAGTATCAGTAAATTTGCTTCGAGTGGTTCTATTGGAACATTCTCAGACAATGTTAAGGTGTCGATCTACAAATCTTCAGCGGGTGGTCGTGATAAAGAAACTATCGAGCAGGTTAAATTCCGTGCACCATATTACTACACTACACAGAATCGTGCGGTGACCACTGGTGACTATGCAACCTTGCTCACAAAAGACTATCAAAATATCGATGCCGTGGCTGTATGGGGTGGTGAACAGAATGAACCGCCAGTATATGGTAAAGTCTATATCTCAATCAAAACAAAAAACAAATTTTATCTGACAAACGTTGAGAAAGAAGATATTAAAAGTTATTTGGTGAAAAACCGAAATGTTTTGACAGTAACACCTGAAATTGTTGATCCTGATTATACATATATTTTGCTCAATGGTAACGTCTATTATAATCCAGCACTTACAACGGCTAGTGTCGAACTATTGCGCCAGTATGTAAATGCGGCCGTGGCCGACTACGAAGCTTCCGAATTGAACAGATTTGATTCTACATTCCGTAAATCAAAACTTCAGCAGTATATTGACAATTCAGAAAAGTCAATCACAGGTTCAGATATCAAGTTCTATCTACAGAAGAGAGTGGTAATCGATCCAACCGTATCAGCCAAGTATTTGATTGATACTAAGTTCCCTATCAAGAAAGGTGATTCAACGTCACGCATCTCATCTTTTCCACAGGTTAATGTGTATGATAGCGGGAACATCGTTCGTCCAGTGTTCTTCGAAGAAGTACCAGAAGCGTTAACAGGTCTCAACAATATCACCGTCTTAGAAGGCGGCCAAAATTACACTCGTCCTCCTAATGTTATTATCACTGGTGATGGTTCAGGTGCTACAGCTACGGCTAAGGTGGCCGCCGGACGAGTTACTAACATTATCGTGACAAATCCTGGTTCAAACTATACCAGAATTGCTATTTCAATCACAGGTGGTGGCGGCACAGGAGCTTCTGCAACAGGCGTATTACAATCCAAGACAGGACGTTTGAGATCATACTATAATAAAACTTCAGGTGAAAAGATCATCGTTAATGACAATGCAGGATTAATCAACTACGAAACGGGTCTCATTCAAATCATTTCATTGAGAACGACCGGCACAGTTGTTAATGATCTATACGATACCAATATTTTAACTTTCAATATTCCTATTGATAAAGAAATCATTACACCTCTTAGAAACCGTATTCTGACGATTGACCAGAACAATCCATTTAGCGTTCAATTAGAAGTTCAACCTGAATAATGACAGCAGCTAATACAAGAATTTCAAATCTCATTGCGAGTCAGGTACCGTTTTTTGTAAGGAACGATCACCCAAACTTTATCCGTTTTCTTGAGTCATATTATGAATATCTTGAACAAGAGAATATGGATCTTGATACACTCAAGCGTTTGCGTGAGTTTGCGGATGTTGATACGACAAGAGACGATTTCTTAAATTCTTTCTACAATAACTTCATGAAACTATTTCCTCAAGGGGCTATAGTTGATAAAGCGTATGTCCTCAAGCACATCAAAGAGTTCTATCTTTCAAGAGGTTCTGCCAACTCGGTTAAATTCCTTCTTAGAATCTTATATAATCAAGAGATCGATGATATCTATCTGCCTAAGCAAGACGTTCTGAAGTCTTCAGATGGTAAATGGTTCATCGAAAGAGTTTTGCTTGTTGGTGATATTAGAGTTAATAACGTAGCAAATAGTCTAGCCGCAACACTCGATCACTTCGTGGCCAATAAAGTTAGTGGCGTAACATCTAATGCATATGCCTTAGTTGAAAAAGTTTCATCATATTATAACAAAAACGTTCTAGTCAACGAACTTTCAATATCGAACAAATATAAAGATTTTACCGGTGGTGAAAAAATATACACATTCTTTGAGGAGAATGGTGAGACCAAATTTCTTTCTGCTAATCTATTCACCGGCTTTATCAATACAGTTGAGATTGGAAGTGCAGGTACGGGCTATCTAATAGGAGATGTTGTATCAGTTGAGAGCAATACTGGTACAGGCGGTGTTGTCGTCGTTTCAGCAGTTGGTACAGGCAACGTTAAATCGGCCTATATTGAAACTGACCACGGCGGTGCAGGTTTTCAAGCTGATCAGCAAGTGTTCTTCTCAGGTGGTGGCGGTACAGGAGCTAATGGTAGAATTAGTTTTGTCGTAGCCGATGGTCTAACACATCCTAATTCATATGTGATTGCCGCTTCGGTTGTATCGGATGAATCAAATACTCGACTTGGAAATACAACAGTTGTCTATGAGACCTTTGCTTATCAGAACCTTGCAACTCAATATATTCGCACATCTAATCTGACCATCAGCACAACAACTGGTAGTAATACAGCCAAGTTAAATCTCAGCGCACGGAAAGCCAACTCAAATGTGTTCTTTGAGACTTATGATACGCTTAATGTAGGCAATATCTTTGTTCTCGTCACATCATCTAATACGATTGCAAATACAATCAATGTATCGCCTGCATTACCCGGTGGTCTGATATCAAATACTTTCCAAGTTATTAAAAAGGCCAACTCAAAGACAACCATCACCAACGCAATGGTCAGTTTTGTCTATGCTAATACAGGTCCTGTGGATCAAGTTCAAACCACATCACAAGGTACCGGCTACACATCTATTCCTACGGCTCTACCACAGGCCAATACTCGTGTTCGCTCACTCGGCATTCTAGGCAAGATGAAGATTGATAGAGGCGGGCTAGGCTATGCTATTGGTGATAAAATCAACATCACTAACGTTCCATTCGGTTATGGTACAGGTGCGGCGGCTAATGTCACCAATGTGGCTGCAAACGGTATGATCACACAAATCAAATTTGTTCCTGTTGTAGGTCAACTTACAGGCGGTTCAGGTTATGATATGAACTTCTTACC